TTATAAGTGATTATCAAAATATTCCATTATTACAACTTGATACGACTTATCATACAATAAAACAAGTAATTACACCAAACTCATTTACCTTTGATGATAGTAGTATAAGAGATAGTGATGAAAATGCTACACCTGATTTCTCATTAACATTAGAAACTATGGATAACGAAATATTTACAAGACGAGTAACTGACTCGGCTTTCTAGTATAAATAACACTATTAAGTAGGATAGAAAATGACAAGACAAAATATTAATATAGGTTCTTCTGCAAACGATGGCACTGGCGATACTTTACGCGCAGCAGGAACTAAAATAAATGCAAACTTTCAAGAGGTATATACACATCTTGGAGGCGATGGTAGCAATTTAACCACACAAATTTCTTTAAAAGATTCAGGTGGAGTAGGAACTATAATATTTGAAGGTACTAGTACAGACTCTCATGAAACTAAATTAATAACAACCAATCCTACTGCCGATAGAACAATTGCATTTCCAGATGCAGGCGGAAATGTTGTGATTGATACCGCGACACAAACTTTAACTAATAAAACATTAACTGCACCAGACATTAATAGTGGAACAATTGATGGTGCAGTAATTGGTGGAACTACTGCTGCTGCAATAACCGGAACAGCAATAATTGGAACATCTTTAACAGTTACTGGATCCACCGGTACAGTTACACTTCCAACATTAACCACAACACAGCGTAATGCACTAACAGGTGTAAATGGAATGTTAATATATAACACTACTGATAGTAAAATACAAGCATATGCCGGCGGTGCTTGGGTAAACTTACACTAAGGAATAAGATATGGCAGCGATAATTACAGACCCTTTTAAAAAACAAATGGTTCAAACTATATTTGATGAAGTTTCTTTTCCAGATTCGGCATCAACTCATAGATATTATATAGGAATAGGCAGATCAGAACAATGGGATGATAGTGAAAACGTTCCTGCAGTTACAGATACACCAAGAACTATAAGAAATTTAAGAGCAGGATTACAATCAATAAAATCTGCTAGTGACGTATCATATGTGATACCAAGATATAATTGGTCTTCAGGTGCAGTGTATTCAGCATATGATGACGATTTTGCATCTATTCCTGCTGTAAATAGTTATTATGTTCTTACTGAAGATAATCAAGTTTATGTATGTTTACAACAAGGAAAGTCGTCAACAGGTGCTGCAGCAAATTCTACTGTTAAACCAACAGGAACATCAATAAAAGCTTTTAAAACTTCAGATGGATACGTTTGGAAATTTTTGTATACATTAAGTGCAACAAATGCAAATAAGTTTCTTTCAGCTAATTTTGTACCAGTAGAAAAAATATTAGATTCAGCTACGTTAGGAAGGCCACATACAGTTTTAGAAGCTCAACAACTTCTTGTTCAAGACGCTGCAGTACCCGGACAAATTATTGGCATTGCAGTAACAAGCGGCGGAACTGGATATACTGGTAGTGCACCTGTTGTAACTATTCAAGGTGATGGTGTTAGAGCAGCTGCAACTGCAGTAATATCAGGTGGAGCAGTTACAAAAATAGAATTAGATTCAAGTACTGATAGTGGCATTACAATGGGACAGGGATATAATTTTGCTAGTGTTTCAATAGCAGCTCCTTCTGGATCTGGAACTACAGCCACAGCTCGAGTTATATTAGGACCAGATAGTGGAATGGGTAATGATCCAAGAGATGAACTTAAATCTACATCATTAATGTTTAATACTAAGCCAAATGGTATTGAAGATAGCAACTTTATAGTTGGACAAGATTTTAGACAAGTTGCTTTAATAAGAGATCCAAAGAAACCAATTACAGATTCTGATTATACAACATCAAGTGGAAAAGTTTTAAGATTTTTAAAACTACAAGCAGCTGCAAACGTTGGCTTTTTAGATGCTACTATAACAGGCCAAAACTCCGGAGCTAAAGCTTTAGTTGATCAGGTTGATGGTGATAAGCTTTATTTCCACCAAACAGAAGTTACCGGATTTTTACCTTTTCAAGAAGGCGAAGTTGTAACTGGTGGTGGTCAAACTGGAACTCTTACAGCCGAAGGCGTTGATGCAGATTCTGATGCATTTACAAAAGATGACGTTAATAAACTTTCTGGAAAGATATTATATATAGAAAATAGAGCGCCAGTAACAAGGGCTGCTAATCAAACAGAAGATATAAAAGTTGTGATAACACTTTAAGGAAATAAAATATGGCTACTACACTTACAAAAAACGTCTTTAATACATCATTTAAAGATGATTTTGCAGATAGCGCAGGATTTCATAAAATATTATTTAATTCTGGTAAAGCATTACAAGCTCGTGAGTTAACTCAGCTTCAAACAATATTACAAAATCAAGTGCAAAGATTTGGTGATAATATATTTAAAGAAGGAGCAGTTGTAAAACCGGGTGGAGCAAATTTAAATTCTCAATATGAATTTATAAAACTTAATACAACAACTAATACTCTTCCAGCTGATACTTCTACTATAACAACCAATGTTAATAATAAAAATATTTTTACTGGTAATTCATCAAATATAGAAATTAAAGTATTACAAGTTGTTACTGCAACAGGTTCTGATCCTGATACTCTTTACGTTCAATATTTAAATACTTCAGCAACCTCTGGAACAAGCACTCCTAGATTAACACCGGGTGAAACTTTTGATAATGGTACTACAACATTAACAGTTCAGTCAACAAACACTTTAGCTAATCCAGCAGTCGGTGTAGGTGTACTTGCAACTTTAGCATCTGGAATATATTACGCAAGAGGACATTTTGTTTTTACTGAAGATCAATCAAAAATTATTTCAAAATATAGCGACGTTGTAACTACAAATATAGGATTTAAATCAGTAGAGGATATTGTTACTTCTATAGATGACGAAAGCTTATTTGATAATCAAGGAGCAGCACCAAATTTAGCAGCTCCAGGGGCAGATAGATATAGAATTAAATTAACCATAGCTGAAGAAAGTGATGTTAATTCTGACGAAAATTTTATTCACGTAGCCACTATAAAAGAAGGCGCCATATATAATGCGGTAGATACAAATAATGCGTACAACATTCCAAATGAAGTTATAGCAAAAAGAATTTTTGAAAATTCTGGTGATTATATTGTAAAACCATATACTGTAGATTTTTCATTAGATTCAGCATCAACACATTTACTATTAAATATTAGTGCTGGAACAGCAGTTGTTGATGGATTTAGAGCTTCTAGAAGTTTTCCTACAACACTAAGAATTCAAAAACCAACACAAACAATAACTTTAAGTAATGATGTAATAGGTGTTAATTATGGAAACTCTGTTATAGTATCACCTGACACTGATTCAGCAACGCATGGTTTACCTAATATAAATGTATATGAAAAACTTACTTTAAAAGATGGTTTAGATTTTACTGGAAATGATTTAGGAACTGTTAGAGTAAAAGCTGTTAATGAAGATGGTGCAAATTTACGATATCATTTATTTGATTTGCAATTAAATTCTGGAGCTGCTTTTAGAAATGTTAAAAGTATCGGAACAAGCACTTCAAGTTATTTTAGACCTACATTAGAAAGTTCAAAGGCAGTTTTAAAAGATACACAACTTAATACTTCTTTATTTAAACTTACAAGATCTAGACCTAAAGCTTTAACAGATATATCTTTTGCTGCTCAAAGAAGATTTACAGTAGCTTCAAACGTTTCAGGTGAAGCTAGTTTAGGTCTTACAGCAAGTGGTGAAAAATTTACAAACACAGATGATTGGATTATATCTAAGCAAGATAGCGATGTGTTTACTGGTGCGTCTGTAGGTTTAGCTGGCGGTTCATCTATAACAATAACAGGCTTACCACCAAGTAGTACTTTAGAAATATTAGCTTATGTAAATAAAAGTGAAGCAAGCGTAAAACAAAAAACACTAGCAAATAAATCAATAACTATTAGCGTTGATAGTGACGGAAAAGGACTTAGAGTAGTACCTTTATTTACACCAGATATTTTTGAAATAGATGAAGTAGTAAAAGAAAATGATAGTAGTGTTAGTTTTGCAGATAGATTTGTTCTAGATAACGGCCAACGTGATAATCATTACGGACTTGGAAGGTTAATACTTAGAGGTGGACAGTCTGCACCAACATCAAACGTGCATGTTAAATTTAAACATTTTACCCATGGTGTATCAGGTGATTTCTTTGCAGTAAATTCATATCCTAATCAAGTAACTTATGATAGAATACCAAATTATAGATTTAGTAATGGCACCAAGATAAGATTAAGAGATTACGCAGACTTTAGACCAGTAATGGATTCAGGTGGAGAGTTTACTGGATCTACTGCTAGAGTTATTGAACAACCACAACATGGAACTTTAGTTACAGCTGATGCAGAATATTATTTAAATAGAGCATCAAAATTAGTAATTGATAGAGATGGTATTATTAGACTTATAGATGGTATACCAGCATTTAACGCAGTCATACCAGAAAAACCAGATCAAACACTAGCACTATATGATATAGTATTAGGTGGTAATACTGATAATGATTCTGATGTTAGAGTAACAAAGATAGAGCACAAAAGATTTACCATGAAAGATATTGCTCAACTTGAAAAAAGATTAGCAAATCTTGAAGAAGTTGCTTCATTAAGTTTACTTGAAGTTGATACAAAACATTTACAAGTTTTAGATTCTGCAGGTAATAATAGAACTAAGTCAGGATTTGTAGTTGATAATTTTATTGCTCATTCTAAATCTTTTACAGCTAGTGGCTACAGAGCATCTATTGATCCCTTACAAAATGAACTTAGACCTGGTTTTAAAGAAGACAATATAAGATTAGTTTTTGATTCAGCTGCATCATTGTCACTAGGCACAGTAAGAAGAGGCGATAACATTTATATTGACTATGACGAAACACCGTACATTAATCAAAATTTTGCAAGTAAATCTATTAAGCTTAATCCGTTTGCTGTGGTAATATATGATGGCGTAGCTACATTATCACCAGCATCAGATGAATGGAGAGACGTTGATAGAAGACAAGATAAAATAGTACAAGGTGGTACAAGACTATCAACTGTTAATGCTTATAACTGGAACAACTGGTCATGGAGTTGGGGTGGTGTTTCTTTGGAAAATTTACAAGTAGGTTCTTCAACAAATGTTCAATCAGGTGTAGTGAATAGAATTGTAAGTGAAGAAACAGTTTTAGATTTAATTGAAGACAGAGTTTTACAAACTGCATTTTTACCATTTATGAGAGCAAGAAAAGTTTTCTTTAAAGCTCAAGGATTAAGACCAAATACTAAAGTGTTTGCTTTTTTAGATGGAAATAATATATCAAATTTTACAAGATCAGAAACATTTCAATTTTATTCTGACACTCATACAGATTTTGGAAATACACTTAAAAATACAACTGCTCATCCAGACGGTTCTACACCATTAGAAACAGATGGCAATGGTGAGGTATCTGGATCTTTTATTGTTCCTAACAATGATACTTTAAAAATAAGAGTTGGTACTAAAGAATTTAAAATAATGGATATTAGCGCTGACAATGAAAAAGATGCAGGATGTATAGCAAAAACACCTTATACTGCTACAGGATTCTTAGATACAAAAGAAGCAACTTATGCTAGCACTAGACAATTAAATGTAACAGGCATAAATATTCGAAACAGAGCTATCTACCAAGGTGATGACGGAGGAGGTGGCGATGATCCACCACCAAAAACTAATACTGTTACAACTGGTTCATGGGTCACAGGTCCTGAAGCAATTGGCATATCATATAATATTGATTACAGCGACTTTGCTGGTGTTACCGTTTCAACAGGCAATACTATGTTTTCTAATGATGCAAATTCTAGTGACGACGGTGGTAACTCCGGTGGTCATGACGGCACTGATGGCGGTTATGGTGGTGCAGATAATTCAACCGATTACGGCGGAACGTAAAATTTTAGGAGATATAACATGGCAGTAACTTCATTAGGTTACAGAGCAAATAAACAACCAATAGCTCAATCGTTTTACATTGATGAGCCTAACGGTATATATTGCACGAAGGTTGATTTATTCTTTGGAGCAAAAGATGCTCTTTTACCAGTACAAATACATTTAAGACCAATGGTTGAAGGATTTCCGTCAGCAAGTGAAATAATTCCGGGATCACAAGTTTCAAAAGCTGCTACAGCTGTAAACGATAATTCAGGCAACGCTGGACCAAACTTAAATGCAACAACATTCGAGTTTGATGAGCCTATTTTTTTAAAAGGTAAAGAAGATTATGCTCTTGTAGTATCAGCAGATTCAAAAGATTATGAAATATTCATAGCTGAAATAAATGAATTTACGTTCGGTTCTACTGAAAGAAGAGTTAATAAGAATCCAATCACCGGAAGTTTATTTTATTCACAAAATTCAGCAACATTTACTCCCGCACAAAATCAAGATTTAGCTTTTGTATTGCATCAAGCAAAATTTAAACACAAAACTGCAAGTATTCTTTTGCATAATGCTTCAGTTTCGAAACGAAAATTAAATAACAATGCATTAAAAACAACAGCAACAAGTCAAATTGTAACAGTTCAACATTTAAATCATGGTTTAGAAATTGGCAATAAAGTTACGATAACAGGCGCAACTGCTACTGGAGGTATATCAGCCGCATCATTAAATGGTGCTAGAACAGTAGTTGCAAAAGATTTTACTGGATATACTTTTACTGCAGATTCAGCAGCAGATTCTGATGCTATAGGAGGTGGCGCTAATATATTAGCTGATAGAAATATACCATATAGTTTAGCGTATCCAAATATAGAATTATTAAAACCTAAATCTACTTTTGTTGAAGCTGCAATGAAAGCTACAACTGGAAAGTCATTTGCAGGTAATGAAACAGCATTTCAAAAATCTCCTACCTTTGAAGGAATTCAAATAAATCAAAATAATGCAGCTTCAAAAGTATATTTAGTAGCCCATGATTCTGCTGAAAATGCAGAATTAGATCCGGGAGAAAAGTCACTCGATGTTCAATTAAGTCTTACTACAGACGATTCCAATGTTTCTCCAATGTTAGACTTACAAAGAACGTCAATGTCGTTATTTAGTACACTTATAGATAGACAATATGATTCATCAGTATCTACTGCTGGTGAATTTAATGCACCGCTTAATTTTATTAATGAAACTTCTCCTGGTATAGGAAGTTCAGCGGCAAGGCATATTACTAAAGTATATAATTTAGCAAATGATGCTGTAGGTCTTAAAGTATTAATTGATGCAAATGTTCCAGAAGCAGCAGATTTTCAAATGTATTTTAGAACTGCAACGTCAGATGAAAATATTTTTACTAATAACTTTATTTTACAAAATCCTAATAACGTTTTACCAAAAGATAACAATCCAAACGTATTTAGAGAATACGAATTTTTGATTGGTGGTCAAGGTGGAACACTAACTGCTTTTACAAAGTTTCAATTAAAAATAATAATGAGAAGTGTGAATCAGGCAATAGTTCCTAGATTTAGAGCGCTTAGAATAATTGCATTGAGTGTATAATGGCTTTACTTAAAGTTGATGGACATAATGGTTATTTAAAAGATACAGATACTGGCATCATACAAAATAATAATGTTAGTGAAATTGAAGCAGCTCGTATGAGAAAGGCTCAGAAAAAACAACAAGAAGAGGATATAAATAACCTTAAGAATGAAGTTGGTGATATTAAAAAAATGTTAACAGAAATCATAGAGAAATTAAATGGCTAAAACTATAATAAATTTATCTGATCCGGTA